GTCCATCTGTCCGGCACGCTCTCGGCCGATGCCAGCGGCGTGCTGCCGGCCTTCTCCAACACCGGCATCAAGCTGCTGGAAGTGGCCGCGTCCTCGTCCAACGCCGGCAGCGCCACGCTCAAGCTGGGCACGAAGACCGACGACGACGCCTACATGACCGCCAAGGCCATCGGCGTCTCCAACGAACCCGTTCACTTCACCGTCAAGGACTTCGACGGCACGCTGGCCGACCCGCTCAAGACCACCTGCCCGCAGCACGCGCCCCGGACCGTCTTCACCTGGGCGCTGGACTTCGACGGCGCTGGCGGCGATGCCGCGGCAGACGTCGACCTGGTCTTCACGTTCCTCATCGGCGGCGTCAATTCCGATGTGACCGGGCTGCTCGTGTAGGGAACAGCTTTGAAGCAAAGGGAACAGTCTTGACGCAGAGACGCAGAGAGGCAGAGAAAACGCAGAGAAATGCTTGAAATATGTCTTTGCTTTTCCTCTGCGATCCTCTGCCACTCTGCGTCTCTGCGTCAAAGTATTTGGCCACTCAAGGAGACTCACATGTTGTCCTGTACGAAGTGCAAGCCCAAGCAGGAGGAAACCCAGCCATGACCATGCAGCAGAACGACCATCAGATCATCCAGGCCATCGGCGAGGGCGGCCCCTTCGACCCGGTGCAGGCGATCCGCGCCCTGGCGCGCCTCGTCGCCAGCGCGCCGGCCAAAGAGCCGCCGCCGGCCGTGATGACTGACCCGGATGCGACGCCGGCCAAAAAGCGGGCGCCCAAAGACAACACGGCGACAGAATAGGAGCCGGCCGCCATGCGTCTTGACCGTCTGCGCGACGAAGTACGCCACGAACTGGGGCAAACCGGCGCCACCTCCACGGTGGATGACGCCGCCATCGACCACGCCCTGGAACAGGGGCTGGCGCTGCTGGCGCCCTACTATCCTGCCGTGCGCGTCGAATTGACGCTGGAAACGGCGGGCAAGACCCAGGACTTGAAACGGCTGGCGCCCACCATCGCTCGCCTCGACGAGGTGCGGTGTCCCTACGATCCAGCCGACCCCATGCGGCTTGGCTACACCTGCTCCATGTTCGACGCTCACACCGTCTACTTCCGCGACACGGAACCCCAGGCGGGGGAGAAGCTGCTGGCCATCTACCGCGCGCGGCACACCATCGCCGGCCTCGTCCAGGACGAAACCGATTCGCTGCCGGAAGACCCAGCCTACGAGCATCCGCTGGTGCTGGCCGCCGCCGGCCACCTGCTGGCCCTGGAATCGCTGCGCCTCATGCTTTCCCTGGATCCGGAGCAGCGGCAGGCCGGGCACACGCTGCGCGACCTGGGCGCGGCCCTGAGCACTCAGGCCATCGACGCCGCGCTGTCGATGAACGGCCTGCTGAAGAACCCGGCCTGGAGCGGCCTCGGCCTATGAATCTCACCCTGCTCACCCCGCCGGTCGTCGAGCCGTTCACCGTGGATGAGGCCAAAGCGCTGGCGCGCACCGCCATCGACAGCGGCGAGCACGACGCGCTGGTAGCCAGGCTCATCACGGTCGCGCGGCAGCAGGTGGAAGAGGACACGGGGCGCGCCATCGGGCTGCAGACGTGGCGCGGCAGCCAGGCATACTGGCCCAGGTCGCGGTATCTGACCCTCCCGGTCTGCCCCCTGGTCAGCGTGGAGCGTTTCACCTACAGAACCTCAGCCGGCGTGCAGACGCTCGATCTGGCAGGCTGCAGCGTGCAGCCGCAGCCCCACCATTACGGCCAGATCGCCCTGGCTGCCGGCGGCAGTTGGCCGGCAGCCGTGTTGCTCTACCCAGGCTTGACCGTCGACTTCACCTGCGGCTACCAGACGGTCCCGCCGCCGCTGAAAGAGGCCATCGGCGCGCTGCTGGTCTACTGGTACGACAACCCGGAAGCGGCCATCGCCAGCACTGCCTACAAGGCGGAGGTGGGCGTGCTGCCGCTCCGCTATCACGAACTCATTGCACCGTTCAAGTTATGGGGGCGCCGATGACTCTCAGTGACGTGGTTTGGGGCTTGCTGTGTCTTGCGCTGCCCCTGGCAATCCTGCTGGCGCTGGTCTACGGGCTGCGCTCCGGCTTCAGCGCCTTCCGCGGCGCCATCAACCATTTCGCCCAGAAGTATCTGGCGTGGTGGCTGCACCGGAGCTGAGAGGCTGTTTGGGATTGTTTTGACGCAGAGAGGCGCAGAGATGCAGAGAGACGCAGAGAAAAACGCGGTCATGCGCAGCGGTGACCAGCTTTGCAATTTCGCTGCAAGCCTCTGCGCCGCCGCGTCTCTGCGTCAACCCTGCTCGCTGCAAACAGTTGCTGAGCAACCATGAGTGTACGCACCCGCGCGCGGGCCGGGACCTACAATCACCTCATCACGCTGCTGCACCAAAACGTCACCCAGGACGAATTTGGCCAGGAGAATCGCAGCTGGGACGAGGGGCAGCCGATCTACGCCGCCAAAGAAGCCGAATACCGCCCGACGGACAGCTTCATTGAGATGAGCGCGGCGCATCACTACGAGCAGCGGCTCTGGTTCCGCACCCGCAAGGGCGTCGCCTTCCACCAGACCGCCATGCGCCTGCGCGACCCGGAGGACGGCGACTACGAGATCCTGGCCATCGAGCCGGACACCGTGAACCGCGAGGTGCGCCTGCTTTGCCGGCTGGTGAAGCCATGACCGTCGAAGAAGCCATCTATGCCCGGCTCTCACACGGCGACAGCCAGACCTGCGCCCAGGTCGCCAGCCGCATCTATCCGGGCTATGTGCCAGACACGGCCGTACTGCCGTGCATCATGTACGAAAGGGGGAAAGAGGGACAGCAGACGCGGGAGAACATCGACGGCACGGTCGACCACGTCCGGGCGCCCTACCGCATCCACTGCTACGCCGCGCAGGAGGACTATGCCAGGGCGCAGGCCGCCGCCGATGCCGTCGTCGCCGACCTGCGCAACTACCGCGCCGCACTCGCCGGCCTGACCCTCCACGCCGTCTGGCACAACAAGACCTTCTCCGACTACGACGGCGTCAACAAGCGCCAGCGCGTCACCGTGGAGGTCGAAGTCTGGTACACCTGAATCACCTTCACCCCCTGACCTGCCGCCGCTTCCCCCGCTCTGCCTGCCCTTCCAGGCAAGGAGAAAACCACAATGTCCGCTCCACTCTCCCTCACTTCAACCTTCAAACTGGGCAAGCAGGCCAGCAAGGGCGCGCCGGCCGCCGCCGACTTCATCTGCGGCCGTTTCGTCCAGTCGTCGCTCCAGGCCGTGATGCAGTACATCGAGGCCCAGGGCGAACACCACTGCGGCGTCAACGTGCGGCCCACGCTGCGCAAGAATCTGAGCCGCGTCGGCGGCTACATCGTGCCCTTTGGCGCGCAGGGCTTCCTCTACCCCGACCTGGTGGGCCTGCTCGCCCTGGGGCTGGGCTTCACCTTCACCAGTTCGCGCGCGTTGCGCAACGACAAGCAGCGCGTCGCCGTCGCCGGCAGTCCCACGGGCGGAACCTTCACGCTCACCAGCGGCGCCGACACCACCGATGACATTGTCTACAACGCCACCGCCGCGCAGGTGGAGGCCGCGCTCGCCGCCCTGACCAGCATCGGCGCCGGCAACGTCAGCGTGCAGGGCGACCCGGGCGGTCCCTGGATGGTCGAATTCGTCGGGACGAAGGCCGGCACGGCCGTCGCCACCCTGACCCCGGACAGCACTGACCTGACGGGCGGTACGGCGCCCACCGTCACCGTGACCGACGTCCAGAACGGTCTGACCGGCACGGTCGGCTACGGGCACGCCGGAACCATCGCCAACCGCGACGAGGCGGAATGGCTGACTGCCATCCACAGCTACGGCGAGGGCGCCGAGAAGTTCGATCTGCGCGCCACCGACGCGCGCATCGAGCAGTTGGTCATCGAGGCCAACACGCGCGGGGTCATGTGCACCTTCGCCGGAATTGGCATCAAGGAGGACGCCGCCGCGGGCACTGAAACCGGCTCGTTGGAGAACGAGGCCATGATCTTGCCCTCCCAGGGCGCCTGCACGATCAACATCGAAGGCCAGCCGTTCACCACCTCGTTGCGCGGGCTGCGCTTCCTGGTCAGCAACCCCACGGACAAGAACGAGCAGAACCTGTTTGCCCTGGAGCGCTCCGACTTGCCCAGCACCGGCATCGAGTGCGGCTTCTCTGCCCAGGGTCTCGACCTGAGCCGCGACGTGTACAAGCGCCTCAACTGGGGCGGGCTGTCCGGCATCGGCCCCGTAGCCAACGCCGTGCAGGGCGATATCACCTTCCGCTTCCAGAGCGCCGAGAAGATTCCCACCGACGCAGTGCCCTGGCAGTTCGAGGTGACCATCCCGCGCTGCGAGTTCAGGATGGGCAACTTCCAGGCGCGCGGCCGCGACCTGATCCGCTTCGACCTGGCCGGCCTGATGGTGGACGACGAGAACAGCTTCGCCCACCCGATTACCCTGCGCCTGGTCAACACCGTCGCCGCCTATTGAGGATTTGTGGGTCAAGCCACCGGATTGGGCGGAGAGGCGCAGAGATGCAGAGAAACGCAGAGAGATATCCGGTGCGCTTATGCAGCAACTCCCTCTGTGTACTCTCTGTGCGCTCTGTGCCTCCTCCGCGACCTCTGTGTCCACGGCTCTTCAAACAATCTCTGAGGAACACACACATGGCTGACGCCGCGTTGGGCAACTATCAAGAGCAGTCGCGCCGCACCTGGCGCCGGGTGCACACCGACCACCCCATCATCTACCCGACGCTGGGGCTGGTCAACGAGGCGGGCGAAGTGGCCGGCAAGGTCAAGAAAATCTTCCGCGACCAAGAGGGACTCATCGGCGCCGACGACCGCGCAGCGCTCATGCAGGAACTGGGCGATGTGCTCTGGTACTTCACCCAGATCTGCACCGAACTCGACCTGACGTTGGAAGAAGTCGCCGCCGCCAACCTGGAGAAGCTCGCCTCCAGGCTGGCGCGCGGCGTCATCGGCGGCGACGGCGACCAACGGTAAGCAAAAGCAGCGGAAGCATCAGCCATGCCTGCCAAGCCATTGCCTCCTATCACGAGGCATCCGGCGCGGCATAGAGTCAGGAGCATCCAAAGGAGCCGTATGCAAAGCACCATCACCTATCTCTTCGACGACGACGACGAAACGCCGCTGGCCGCCCTCCGCCTCACCGTGCAGACGCTCAAAATCAAGGGCGTCGGCGACCATGCGCGCCTGGTGCAGTTGGCCGGCAACCAGTGGCGCCACGAGTGCAGCCTCGACGAGCCGCCCCCGCCCGACCCGGCGACGGGGGAGACGCCGCCCGCGCCGGAGCCGACCAGCGAGCAGATGCTGCTCTACCAGTGGTATCTGCGCTGGGCGAAATGCACTGCGGCCACCAAACGCGTGGCCGTGGTGCGCCGCACCGAAGGCCAGCCGCCGCTGGATCCAGCGCTGACCGACGCCTGGGGCTGGGAAGAGGTCAACCTGGCCGCCATCGGTCTGGACCGGCCGGAGGGCGTGCTCGACCTGCCCGTCGACCTGGTGGAAGCGTGGGATCGCGCCACGGACACGGTGAATCCCGGCGTCTTTGGCCGCAACCAACTGACCTCCCAGGCGAAAAAAAAGACGGGAGTCCTGTCGGTGACCTAGACCAGCGGGACATGATCGATGATTTCCTGACGGAAATTCTGCATCCGCAGCCGGACACCGGCTTTGTTACCGACGAAGATCTGGAGCGAGCCGAACGGGAGAAAGCGCCTCTCTGCGACGAGGCAAGCCTCCAGATTTTTCGCATCTGGTATCAGTTTGGCGGCATGAAGCGCCCGCTGACCCCCGTCGAAGCCGCCGAGATGCCGGCATGGCTGGCGCGCGACTTTGTCTATCTGCTGGCGCGCATCCGTCAACTGGGTGACGCCTCCGAACTGGGCCAGTGGGTGGAGCGCAGCATCTACAAAGAGGCGAGCCAGGACGAGCGGCTGTATCCCCCACGTGACCTGTGGAATTGAGAAGCCGTTTGAAAAGCCCTGGACACGGAGGGCACAGAAAGCACACAGAGGGTTGCACGGACTGAAAAACTGTTTGTAAAGTCGCCTGATTTGACGCAGAGGCGCAGAGATGCAGAGAAACGCAGAGAACATCGAGAGAAAGCGCAAGAGCAGCCGGCTTTGCCGCTCCTCTGCGAGCCTCTGCGTCGCCGCGTCTCTGCGTCAGCCTTACCCCTTTAC